TACGTCTTAATAAGATAACCACAATAATTATAAATAATTAAAAGATACATACACGTGATTAAATACGCTTGGGGTTACACTGTGAGTCATCTAGAATACTAGAAAATGGTTCTCACTAATAAGTGCACTATCCCTTGCTACACTTCAGTAAATCTAATTTACTGATTATAACAAAATACGACTGGAGTCCGCGTTCACACTTCTAACAGTGCCGCTATTCCCCTCCAGAGGAAAGACTAACTAAGTAAGTAATTAATAATGATGTATTTACACTATCACTCCTCATGTGCCAACCACGAATCTTCCCAGTCTATCGCAAGATCTTCGTCAATATCAATGTCTTCTAACATTGCATCGTCCACGTTGATAATAGTACGACCAATACCGTCCTCAACAATCGCTCCTGCTTGTTTTTCCCGCATGTTTATTTCGAAATCTGAAAAGCGGTCTTCAGTTTCTACGCCTAATTCATTCAACTCTAAGCGAAGTTGTTGGTACTCTTTGTACCCATGGTGTGCCATGAAATCCAATCCATTCTGGATACGTTGCTTGAATAACATTTCATCTCCCACGCACTCCCTTGTTTGCCACGTAAGTTCTCTATAAATAACTTTCTTTGGCAATGGGGCTGCTACATAACCTTGACGTTGTACAAAAGGACACTTTAGAAAAGTCAATTCCTCTAACGTCTCAAAAGGTTGTAGCTCAGCCTCTTTATTTGCTGCTGTAACAGTATAGCCCATATATTTCACAATGTGGGCAAAATTAGTCCTATTAAAATACTGTAAGCAATCGGGAGTTGCTGTCAATATGACATCGTCGCCATACGTGAGAAAATCAAAGTCATCTGGCTGTCCTTCCATCCCACAAGGTGGAATGGATCCATCTTGATTACGCGGACCCCAAGCTTCTCGACACATTTGGTAAGTAACATATACCAACCAAACATTCGTTATAGAGTTGAAAAGATCAGTAAGTGGATTTCCAGATTTATTACCTTGGCTGGATTCAGCTATAGTATCTCCTATAAGATGATGACTGCATTGTAAAGTTCTTATTAATGCATGTCGCTGAGTCCTATTTTCTAAGCCATAAAAGTAATCTGTAACTAGAAGGAAAAACTCAAAGGCCGCTGGTTGCACTGTCCCATCATAATTCTTATAATCAACATCAAAACCATAACCTCCCTTAGCTCTTAAAATCTCATAGTATCGTCCCCAAACCGTGTCCTTATCTTTACCAATTCCATGATGTAATCGAAAACCAGCTCGCTGTCTAAACCAGTCGGCAAAGTAACCAAAATACTTACGGCACAATAGCGTGTATACTACACACGGTTGTTCAAAAACACGCGTCTTAGCAATCCTTGCTTTCTCATGTGAAACTAATTCATCTTTCAAAGTTGAAACCCAAAAAGTCTTCATGGCTTTTCCTGCAGCTAAATCTTTTTCCGCCTCATCGTAAAATTGTACAATAGTCTTTTTCCATAATGGTACGACCATAGATCTTGCAAGGTCTGACCATTCATAGCGAGTAACTTCTACACTGCCATCTTCTCTCACAACTTGCTCAAGTGGACTAAATATTTCTTCCTTCCCACTACTAAACCAAATTGACCAATAACCTGGTCCTGTCTTCATAACAAGATGTTTCATTAAACCATACCCATTAAGTGCTTCATCGAAAGTTAACGCCCTTGCTTCAGGATCTGGTGTACCCATTCTCTGGGCATAATGCTTAAAAGCATTTATTGAGTAACGCGAGTCACAGCATCTTACAGCTGTAACTGCATACTTCTG